CAGCTTCTTGAGAGTAGATAACGTCATACTGACTTGTTCCGTCTGGTGTATACATTTTATAGTCAGGAGTTGTTACGATGTAAACCGAGTCAGCTCTTGAATATTGAACCATGTTAATAGCGTCTTCACAAAGGTTTGAGTTGTTAATATAATCGATACTTGCAGTTGCAAATACGTTAATATTTGTGGATTCAGGGTTTGCGAATGTAAGGATACCAAGTAAGTAAGCGTAGTAGTCAGTGTTACCAAAGTCTTGAGTATTGTTTTGTACAACAATTCTCTTGAACAAACCTTCACCTGTAGCGTTTGGATATCTTGAAGAAGGATAAGCTCCTGCTAAGAAACCTGACGCACCTAATTGGAATCTGTCTTCGTTAGTTCTCCACTCTCTATAGATATCCCAACCATCAAATCCACCAGCAAAACATACTGTATATTTTCTAGCATAAATGAAGTAGTAAGGGTTTTCTTGAGATTCTGGGTCAAATCTAAAGTCAGCAGTTCCACACTCAAACGCTGTTTCACCACTTGTTTGATAAGTGTTTGAAATTGTAACAACCGTAGCACCTGAGTCCATATGGAATCCTTTACTTTGTACATTCCAAGGAGCCGCTTCTTGTGTAGGACTTGAAATCCAATTAGATGGATTTTGTTTTCCTTTATAAGTTAAAAATGATTCATCAACGCCGTATTGAGTTGAGAAACCTAAGTAAGCTCTTCTAACAATATCCCCCGCAGATTCTGTTGTATTTGCTGCCCCACCAAATGGAGGGTTTGTAATAGTTTCACCTGGGTAGAAATATTTTGTTTTGTATTGAATATATGGTGAAGGGTATGAAGAAAGATTTTCATATTCTCTTTGAGTGTACCCACGGAATCCACAAGGTATTGCATCTATAGGAGCCGTTGGTGATAATTCAACCATAACATATTTTGAAAGTAATGCGTATTCACCGTTAGATGTACCAATCTTAACACCAATAAAGTTGTTAGAAGCTGGGTCCATATTACAGTTAGTGAATTTTTCGATAACCACTGGATTAGCATCAGTATCATAGAAATTTCTAACTAATACGTCAAAAGACATATTATTAAAAGAAAGATTTGCAATTGAAACTTTAACCTCCATATTTGCAGCATCTCCATCGGAGATTGAAATGAATTTGAATAAGTTGTAAACTTTATTACCTCTTAATTCAGAAACTAACCAAGGTGTTTCAGGAGATTGATATTTCTCTAAGCTATAAGCTATAGATGTATTATTTTCACTTCTAGCATCTGGAAGTTCAATTAAAGTAGAATTTAATCCTCTAATATAACCTTTTTGATAAGCAATATTTAATGACGCTTGATAAGACTCTTCAACAAACAAAGGTACTGAATCTCTATTTTTTCCAAAATTATCAACTCCAAAAACTTTAGTTAAATATTTTGAAGATGAAGCCGCTAATGAAGTTTCAAGTTGGAAAGTTGTTCTTTGTCCTGTATTGAAATCCGCTTTAGTAATACCAGAAACTATGAATGTTCCATAAGGATTTTTGCTGACACCTGAATACGAACCACTTGTTACTAAACTAACATCTGTTAAGCCTGTAACTTGATAGATAGGACCGTGATTTGGTGAAGAAGCGTTGTTTGTATATTCAGAAATACCTCTTGAACGTAATGTCGCAACAACCATGTTGTTGTACTCACTATATGCAAATCCTGAGAAAGTATAAATTGTACCAGATATTGTTCCAACAAACGAGTCACTTGTAGCACCTGAAGATAGTGAATTAACAATATAATCAAAAGAATATCCTGAATAATTATCTCCAGTATAACCTGTGAACGTTCCATAATACCAAGGGTCATTAGAACCAGAACTTAAATCGTTATATTCAATGTTACAATTTCCCGGTACACCAAAAACGTTATTAATATTTTGATATGTTGTTGCCAACGAATACCAATCACCGTTAGGTATTGAACCATAAATCACCGAAGTGTTACCCGAAGAACCTGAAGTATCCCAAATACCACTAAGATATGTGTTAAAGTCTGCCTGATAAGTTGATGTACTTCCATCACTTAATCTATATTGTGTTGTATAATCTTGTTGAATGGAAACAGGTAATGCTGAAGTATTAACTGTTACAGTATTTGCAGAATTACTACCTGTAAACGATGCGGTAAATGGAACACCAACTGAAGACGTAAGTCCAATAGTTAAAGGGTCAACATTCGCAGTTACAGTGATACTCCAAGATGGACCTGCGTCATATCCTGATAAACCTAATACTCTTGTTACGAATAATTGGTTTGATTGTTGTAAGTAAGATTTTGCGATATACGCAGCCTCATACTTAGGAATTTGTGTGTTCACAAATTTCACTGGTTCTGTACCACCGAAATAGGCTTGGAACTCATCATAGTTAGTTATAAAAATCGGTTCGAAAGCGGGACCTTTCAATGTTTCCCCAACTACCCCTAAAGTCGTTACACCCACGCTTTGGGCTACGAACGATAAGTCCGTTTCAGAAGTGTATACACCAGGTGAAACGTACACCTTTTTGTTTGCTTGTGCTGTTGCCATTATTAATTAATTCTATTGCAGATTTATTTTAATGATAAATATTCAATACTAACACAAAAAACTTGACTTTTAGATATGTATTTGTAAACGGTATGAATTAATTCTGCCTTTTTTCTACCTATGAAAACAAAGAAAGAAATAAAGAACTTAAAGATATCACCTGAATCACACGAGCTATTGAAAAAATACTGTGATAAACGTGGAATTAAGATTTATAAATTTATTGAAAATTTAATCATGGAAAAGTGTAAGGAGAAGAAGGATATCTATGGTGAGGACTAAACTAATTTACTATCAAAGATAATTTTAGCATCCATGCTATAATCATTTTTGAAAGCCTGTATTCTTAAAGTATCATTAGTTGTTATCTGAATTAAATTAACATCCCTACCATAATAATCATTATTAATATAGACATCGTAACTTAAAATATTTTCAGTTCCAACTAAAACCATATTAGCAGTATAATCGATAACATCCACCAAAGTTGTATTCCCCACAACAAATAAAAAATTATTCACAATTTCATCGGGGTTTTCAGGAAATTGTTTTCTTTTTTTATTTAAAATTCTTGTATCAAGTTCAAATAGTTGTGTAACCCTTTGAATTGCCGGTTTAACTTCAAACTCTTCTTCATCAATAAGATACCCTAACATTGTAAAATCATAACTTTGAACATAAAACTTTCTTGACTCTAAGCTCATTTGAGACTCATCAGAAACATTGTTCATGACAATTGGAACATATTGACCTTTAATAAAGGTGTAGGCTTGTTTTGATGAAAACTTCTGCATCACAATTTTATTAAGTTGATTCAACTCCCTCATTCTGTTACAAATAATTTTCACACTATAGTTGATGTCAACAGGAACTGGTTGAGGTATTGTATAAATGTCCATACCTTGTTCATTACCATTCCACGTTGGGACGGAGGCATAATAGAATTGTTTTCTATTTGGAATTGTATATTGAAGTGATGGATTTGTTCCGTATTTAACTTCGGGGCTTCTAACAACTGTGATAAAAGGTGGGACCGGATTATAATCCAAATCAACAAATAAAGCGGTTTCGACGTACTGAGACCAGTTTTGTGTTGTGATAATAATATCAAGCATTGGAACAACTTTTCCAGCCGTAACAACTTTCAAATCCTCTTTAACAAAGTTTAACATACCTCTATCCAAATCAGCATGTAATACCGACTTAGGTAAATAAGTCCCATCTTTATTAATATATTCCAACAACTGTTCTCTACGAGCGTATAAAGTTTTCTTAGGTACTAACGGTAGTGTTGGTTTAACTTGTTTTGGAAATGCCATTATATTCCTCTAAATTCGTTTTCACTTACCCAAGTAGCAACAATCGTTCTATAGAACGGTTTATACCCACCGTAAGTATGTTTATTATCTGACCTCACATATCCATCATCACTAACTGAATAATACCTAACACGGTCTTCAGTTTCATAATAACCCAAATAGTCACCCATAAATATTTCAACTCCCAAATCATCAAGTTGTTTTTGATACAATGAAAATCTCATATTTCCTGGTTCTTGCTGCTCAACTTTTGAATTTCCTAAAGTCTTGTTAGTTGGTGCTATAACTTGAACAAGTCCTTTTAATTCAACCGGTGCTAAAAATTGTATTCCATCTTCTAACACTTCACCATAAACATCATCTGTTTTTGTTTTATATCTATCAATTTGATATAATATAACTGTGAAATTCATATCACCTTCAAGCCACTCTTGGCCCATACCAGTATCCAAAGTAAAATCCTCACCACCAAAGAATTTTCCTAAACGAGTTATAGGTACTAAATTTTCCATATTGATAAATACTTTAATTATAACTATATTTAACTCAAAGATTATTTTGGAATAATGGAATTAAGTTTAGAGTCAAAAGCAATGTCCCTATTGGACAACTACGAAGGTGTCAACAACTACATTCTTGAGCTTAAAAGGAAGTCACAGTTAAATAAAAAGTTTTATCCTACAAGGAGTCAATCCGAGTATATTATAAACAACCACGACAAGACACCTAAAGTAGCCAAGAAGTGGGTAATACTTGATGCTTATTTTGCTCAGAGACTGGCTGACGATAAATTATACACCACAATACCTGAAAAAGTTTGGGTGGAGAAGTTGTTGGCAGAAAAGGAAAAGGCGTTTCACATTTGGGGAAAAGTTTTTGAGAGAGAAGAACTCCACGACTTTTGGCTACCTAAAGCCGCGGTCATTAAAGATAATACAGTAAAAGACGTTGTTATTAGTTATGAAAAATATTCTCACAGACCACCACTATCTCATCA